ATTTTAATGATTTTGGATTCACGGCAATCCACGAGGACCAGTTAGAAGCGGTTCAAGAAAGTAAAGCCGAGGTCAACAGCATGACTAACGCGGCTACTGATACACAATCTAAGCTAGACAATCTACATAGCGCGATAAGCACACTGTTGATGAACTTGAAAAACGATCCAGAGAAGCCGTATATCTACTGGCCTAATCGCACGTCAAAGATCGAAGATTTTGAGAGAAGGTTGAAGTCTATTTACGATGGTACTTGACATCCTTGATGCAACGTGTTATAATAGCCCCAACAAGAAAACTATAGAGGATTATTTATGTCATCATTGATGGAAAAGTTGGAAAGAAATAGTACGATCAAGCTAACCTCCCGTATACAAGACTCTAAGGTATTTGGTAAAAAGGATATGTCTCCGACATCAGTGCCTATGGTTAATGTTGCACTCTCTGGAAGAGTTGACGGTGGTATTACTCCAGGTCTAATGGTATTAGCTGGACCCTCCAAACACTTCAAATCTGCATTCGCGCTACTTATGGCAGCAGCACATCAGAAGAAACATAAAGATGGTGTTATCTTGTTTTACGATAGTGAGTTCGGTACTCCACCAGAGTACTTCAAGTCTTTTGGTATTGATATGGATAGAGTTGTGCATACTCCGATCACAGATGTCGAGCAACTGAAATTTGATATCACTAAGCAGTTGGATGATCTAACAGTAAAGGATAACGTTTGTATTGTCATCGACTCTGTGGGCAATCTAGCATCTAAGAAAGAGGTAGATGATGCTATGGATGGTAAGTCTGTTGCTGATATGACACGAGCAAAGCAATTGAAATCTCTTTTTCGTATTGTTACGCCACATTTGAATCTTAAAGACATTCCGATGATTTGTATAAACCACACATACAAAGAGATCGGCTTATATCCTAAAGACATAGTTTCTGGTGGCACAGGCATCTATTATTCCGCAAATGCGATCTGGATCGTAGGTCGTCAACAAGAGAAAGAAGGTACAGAGGTTAAGGGCTATAACTTTGTCATCAACATTGAGAAATCTCGCCATGTTCGCGAGAAGTCTAAGATTCCTATATCAGTCACATTCGAAGGCGGTATCATGAAGTGGTCTGGGTTACTTGATGTAGCTGAGAAAGGTGGTTATATCAATAAGCCTAAAGTTGGATGGTATGAAGCGGTTGATCCGAAGACTGGCGAAATACTCTCTAGCAAGATGTTGCGGGCAAAAGAGATTGTCGATAACAAAGATTTCTGGCTTATGATGTTTGAAAAAACAGACCTGGCAAAGTTCATCGAATCGACTTATGCTATGTCATCAACAGGAATGATGAATGACGATAGCCAGCTGGCTGGATATGTTGAAGATCCAGTTGCTATCGAGGAGACAGTCCAATAATGATTGAAAACACTATTCTAGCAGGGTTACTGCACAACGAAGATTATATGAGGAGAGTTGTACCATTTCTAAGTGAGGAGTACTTTGGCGACTTCACTGACAAGACTGTTTATAAATCCATCGTAAAATATATTGCTGACTATAATGGAGTTCCCACTAAGGAAGCTCTACGCATATCTATAGAACATAAGAATAATATTAGTGATGAGCAGTATCAGAATATCGTGACTATGATCGATACTTTAGAGTATGATGATAAGACCGACATAGAATGGATAGTGGATGAGACAGAGAAGTTCTGTCAAGATAAGGCAGTATTCAATGCGGTACGTGAAGCCATTCTCGTTTTAGACGGTAATCACGGAGAGTTGGATAAGGGATCGATACCCGATCTGCTGTCTAAAGCCCTCGGTGTATCGTTCGATCAAGCAATAGGTCATGATTTTTTAGAAGATATCGAAGGACGATACGAGTTTTATCATAGTAAAGAGGATAAGATTCCTTTTGATCTCGATATGTTTAATACGATCACGAAAGGTGGTTTATCCAGAAAGTCTTTGAGTATATGTCTAGCAGGCACAGGTGTAGGTAAAACGTTGTTTATGACGCATTGTGCCGCAGCAGCCCTGATGAACGGTAATAATGTTCTATACATAACAATGGAGATGGCTGAAGAGAAAATATCTGAGCGTATTGATGCCAATCTCATGAATACTACTATGGACAGTTTGCAGGATATGCCAAAAGACGTATTCATGAAGCGAATAAACCGTGTTAAAGAAAAGACTACTGGCAAGCTGATCGTTAAAGAGTATCCTACAGCTAGTGCAGGGTCAGCACACTTTCGTCATCTCCTGACAGAGTTGAAGCTTAAGAAGAACTTTATGCCAGATATTATCTATATCGATTATCTGAATATTTGTACCAGTGCTAGAATGAAAGCTGGAGCAAACGTCAATTCTTATACTCTGATCAAAGCTATTGCTGAAGAACTGCGAGGACTTGCTGTAGAGTTTAATGTGCCGATTCTCAGTGCTACGCAAACGACTAGAACTGGATATTCATCGTCAGACTTGAATCTTGAAGACACGTCAGAGAGTTTTGGTTTACCAGCTACGGCTGATTTCATGTTTGGCTTGATCTCTACAGAAGAGTTAGAGGATTTGAATCAACTGATGGTTAAGCAGTTGAAGAACCGTTGGGGAGATACTAATACACTAAAGCGATTCATAGTTGGTGTAGATCGATCTAAGATGAAGTTGTTCGATCTTGAAGATTCCGCGCAAACTGGTCTGGTAAACGATAGTAATTCCACTTCCGTAGAATCTAAGGTTTTACCTTTCAGTGAGAGATTGAAGTCAGAGAAGCCAGACTTTGGAGTTCTTAAATAGCGTAATGTATAGACGAAAAAAAAGGCAGTCTTTGCAGATTGCCTTTTTTCACATAGTTTGCGTGGCAGACCCGAACCCCACGGACATCAAAGATGTTACGTCTGCTATTCCTTCTGTGAGTTGTTTATAAACGATCACACTTGCCTCTTGCAATTACGCATTGACACGCACCCAGTGAGTCTATTTATACAAACTAGAAACTCTAACTTGCGCTATTACGCGACTTTCTGTATAACATAAATATAAAATCGATACAGCTAAACTAAATTTGGATTGGTTTCTCAGTGATTAGATTTGATAAAGTGTTATCATCATTAACGTAAGTGGAGCAGTATTATAGGAGTGATACGAGTTGATTTATTATGTGCGAAGAGTGATTTACAAAAAACGGATATTAATGGAGAATCGTATATTACTTTCCATCCTAATACCATTGTTTGTGCGATACCAGAAAAAAGCAACTTTGCTTCACGATGCAACCGACACGAGATCGGTCTGGTACGTAACACAGAATACTGAGATAAATGTTTTGAATCAATGTCTGCAAGTTTTGCAAAGAAGATCAGAAGTAATCGCATCAAAGTAGATGCGCGGCAAAAGGAATTATGTTCTCATGAAATCGTTTAAATCATATATAGCTGAGGCCAGTACCACAGTACATATGACTCATATTGAAGATGCAGTTATCTTAGGCGGGGTAGACGGTACTCGTCAAGCAATCAATGCTCTTCGCGATATGCGTGACATGCTAGGTGGACAAAAAGCTGGATCGGTATCTGTCAAGTGGGACGGAGCCCCTACTATATTTGCTGGAACAGATCCTGCTGATGGCAAATTCTTTGTCGCTAAGAAAGGTATATTGAAGAAGAAGCCTGAAGTGTACAAGACCGTAGAAGATATCGAAGCTGACTCTAGAATGTCTGGAGACCTTAGTTCAAAGTTCAAAGATGCCCTGAAGTATCTACCAGAGTTAGGAATTAAGGGCATTATTCAGGGCGACTTTCTGTTTAGTCGAAAGGACTTGAAAAAGGAAACAATAGAAGACGAGAAGTATGTCACATTCCACCCCAACACCCTATTGTATGCTATTCCTATCGAGCAAGCACAGCCGCTTCTAAAGTCTAAGGTTGGCATTGTTTGGCATACTTCATTTAGTGGAACAGCCCTAGAGAATATCAAGCCATCTTTCGGTGCTGATGTTAGTTCTATGAAGAAGACTAAAAACGTCTGGTCACAGGATGCAATGCTTCGCGATGTAACGTCCGTGACTCTCGATGCTAAGACCACCGATCTAATTAATAAGAGATTGAGTCTCGCTGGTTCTATGTTCAAAAACATATCGGGAAACATGCTTCGCGAGATAGAGACTAATCGAGAGCTATCACAGCAAATTCAATTCTTTAACAATATATACACTAAGAGGGGTGTCGAGATTAAAGATACGGCTAAGCATGTTGATCGTTTGGTCGACTGGATTCAGACCAAATATGAGAAAGATATGCTGGCTCTCAAGACTCAGAGCGGCAAAGATAAGAAAGCCGTAAAACTTCAAGCCATCTTAGAGTTTTTCTCCAATAAAAACAAGCAGCGCCTGAAGCTTATTTTTGATCTTCAAAAAATGTTGGTATCGATTAAAATGATATTGATAGCCAAGCTAAATAAATTGGGATCTCACAAAACGTTTATTAAGACCAATAAAGGATACAAGACTGTGGGAGCTGAGGGCTTCGTAGCAATAGATCATATCGATGGTGGAGCGTTAAAGCTGGTAGATCGTTTGGAGTTTTCATATAACAATTTTTCACCTAATGTAATTAAGGGCTGGGTAAAATGAAAAGTTTTAAAAGCTATCTCTCATCTCAGAGTGATGCAATTAAGTTAAAGGAAGGAGGCAATGCAGTAGATCAGGTCGTTCGAATAAACCAGGAGAACGTTGAAGCTACTCTCCAAAAGATTTATAAGACCCTATTTCCTAAACTGAAGTTGAGTGTCAAAGATTCGGGACTATTGGGTTCAACCGGCAAAAAGAAGCCGGGTGGATCATCTGGAGACATAGACCTTGCTGTATCGATCAAAGCTCTTGTGAAAAATAACAAAGACGTTTATACAATTGGAGAGGTATTTGATCATATTGCTTCGATCAGTAAAAAGAGCAACATCGACTTTAAAGACATGCGTTCTGTCGGTGTTATATCCCTAGGGTTTCCCATTGAGAATGTAGATGGTAAACAGCCTGACGCTTATGTGCAGCTTGATTTTATGCCAACAGAAGATGTCGAATATGCTAAGTGGCAATACTACTCTCCTGCTGAGTGGGAAAGTGAGTTGAAAGGTGTATACAGAAACTATGTATTGTTTGCTATTGCGAAGCATATCGACTTTAAGGTAATACGGCAGGCTCAAGATAAATCTGGGAAAATGGTAGACGTAACTTGGGAAAGACATTTCATAGATATGTCGAAGGGTCTAATGAAGGGTACTCAAACACGAATGAGTAAAGCTGGCAATATAGTGAAGACCCTCAAGACCCTCACCAAGAAGGAAATTACAAAAAATCCTGACGAGGTTATAAAACTCTTGTTTGGGCCCAAATGGAAAGCTAAAGACATCCTTACATTCGATCAAGCGATTGATGCTATGTTTTCTCCACAATTTATTCACAAGAAGAATCTTCCGGTTATGTCTAAGATGTTAGTTGATTCTTTAGTTAAAAGCGGATATCCAATTCCCAAAATCTTAGCTAAGAAAATGGGTCTATAGAAACCGTAAAAATAAAGGACAAAATTATGAAATACACCGAGATGACTAAAAGAGAGATAGTTGAGCATGGCACAGAAGTTGGAATCAAGCTTGACAAGAAACAGGCAAAAGCTAAGTTAATTGCACAGCTAAAGACTTATCTTAGCACATTGGAGGCTGAAGAAAGCTCTGTGGTTGAGATTGAAGAAAGCCCTGTGGTTGAGGTTGAAGAAACGCAGATTGTCAAAGCTGCTCCAATATCGCAATACTCTCAAGAGCAGCATTTTAAGGATGTGCATAGAATGCTCGGGGCCAAGCGAAAGGATA